ACCTGATGCCGAAACACCAATTCTTTCACGATCTATCAGACTTCTCGGCGCGTAACCACCACAACATCAAAGACCCACACTTTCTGTTTGCGACACACGTTCACTCGACCGCCAACGTCGAAGAGGCGCTTGTAGCAACCGCTGGCTTTGTCGAAGAGACACGTCGCGACTTCTGTCGGTCGGTAGTGGTGCAATCGAACCACGATAACGCGCTTCTGAAGTGGTTGAAGACCGCCGACTATACAACGGACCCTGAGAACGCTGTTTTCTTCCTGAGAACGCAACTGGCGTACTATGAAGCACTGTCTCGCGGTATCAGTGAACCCCCAATCTTTGCTGACGTTCTGAAGGGCTTCTCGCAAGACGATCTAAAAGGCGTCATGTTCGTAGCTGAAGACGATAGTTACCGTATCTGTGGTGATATCGAATGCGCTATGCACGGTCACTTGGGTGCAAATGGTGCACGTGGTAATGCAAAACAGTATACCAAGATGGGCGCTAAGTCGAACACTGGTCATACTCACTCGCCACAAATCGTTGACGGTGCGTATGTCTGCGGTGTATCTGGAAGCCTGGATATGGGCTACAACAAGGGCTTGTCTTCATGGGCTCACGCACACACGGTTACCTATCCGAACGGCAAACGTACTATCCTGACTATGATGTATGGTCGGTGGTATGCTCCGGTACGGAAGAAAAAGAAAACCAAAGTCAAGTCGTGACCTTTTGAAAAATTTGTCGTACAATGCTCTTCCATAAGGAGTATTGTATGTCAAAGAACAGCAAGCGCAGTCGTAAATTCAAGACTGATGGTATGGACCCAATCAGAGATAAACCCCGCAAGAACACGCGAGGTAGTGGCGCTCCGCTAAAATCTCTCAACGAAAAACAAGCTGACTATATGCGAGCCGTTGATAACGCGCTCATTACATTCAGTAAAGGTCCAGCCGGTACTGGTAAGACCTACATTGCAGCCGCTATGGCTGCTGATGCGTTTGTGAACGGTGAGATTGAACAGATCATCATCATCATTACACGCCCTGCTGTCGAAGCTGAAGAAGAATTTGGTTTCCTTCCTGGCGATCTTGACGAAAAATTCGCACCATATTTTGCACCAGTCCGCAAGATACTCGAAGAGCGTTTAGGCGCCGGCACAGTCGAGTATATGCTGAAGGCTGGTCAGATCGAGATTGCACCGATTGCATTTCTCCGTGGGCATACATTCAAAGACGCTTGGGTATTGTTTGACGAAGCTCAGAACAGCACACCAAAGCAGATGCGACTATTCCTATCACGTATAGGTGAGAACTGCAAAGTTATCATCGACGGTGATATGGCGCAGAAAGACATTGATGGTCCGTGCGGGTTGAACAATGCGATTAACGTCATGTCTGGTCACCCGCAAGTGCGAGTGATCGAATTCGACACAGACGATATCGTACGCTCCGGTATTGCAAAAGATATCATCATGCGCTATGACAACTTCGAAAGTAACGAAGGTGAAGTAGGTCGCGATGCAGTCAATTCAATTGTCTCTGAAAGAGCCACAAGATAACAATTTCGTATTATCGGAAGTCTTGGGCGGTTTCACAGGCGTTGCAGTAAGCTCAGATCGTATTGAGCAGCTAATGGCTGGTCACATACCTAAAGAGCATTTTAACGAGTTGGCTGAAACCGCCCAAACAAAGTGGTGGGATTACCAACGTATGGCTCCAGGTCATGCGTTCATGTTCTTCTGCCACAATTACTACAAATTCTTCAAGATACACGGTAACAAGATGCTCGCGCACAAGAACGCTTCGAATGAGAAGCGTTTTATCGTAGGACCGAATCAGTTACAGTATCGCTCTGCTGAAATATGGGAGCGCGACCAGCGTCACATTACGGGTATGTTCAAGGGTATGCTCGCATGCGATGCGCTGTATATGCCTTATGACGACTATTGCAGCTTTGCTTTTCGTATCGCGGTCGAGCGAGCGTGGAATCGACTGCCAAATCCAGCACAGATGTACAGCGATGGGTTGCTCGACGTAATCATCGCGGAGTGGGATGACCACAAAAAGGTAAAGATACGGCTCGCCGTGCATCCTGTGTATGAGGTCGATAACTACTGTGGTCTGCCTATTCAAGATCGATACCGCGATTGGCTGATCGAAAGAATTCAGGAACACTCTAACAAGATGCCAGCTATACACCGTGCAGTGTATGAGCTAAAGCAGTTAACCGAGCAAGACGCGTACAATTACTTCCCTGCTAAAGAGGTAAAACGTGCGTCCATCATTGCAAACCGATAGAAAATAAGATAGTGAGTTTGAATGAAAAGTTTTGACCAAGATTTCCAAGAGCAACTAGCTGCACACTATATGCGCGACGATCACTTTGTCGCACAAGCCGGCGACCTTGTGAAACCAGATTACTTCGACAACGAAACGCTCGCGGCGCTAGTCGCAGTGCAAAGTGATTATATTACCAAATACGGTAAGTGCTGTACGTTGAAGACGTTCGTCCAGATCATGCAGCGTCAAGTCGCCTCTAAGCGCGTTAAGATAGCTGATATGAATGAAGCTAAGCGTTTGCTTGGTGTTGTGCACAAAGACCCTCTAAGCGACCGTCAGTACGTCATTGATACTATCGTCGAGTTTGCACGTCATAAAGCGCTAGAGAATAGCGTGATGGACTTGGCAGACGCCCTCGATACGCAAGACGAAAATAAGATCGACAAGGCTCTTGGTATCGTCGATGAAGCGGCTGCTGTTGGTGCGAACGAAGAAGACCCTGGAATGGACTTCATATCAACCGCAGATGCACGTCGCCAACACAGACAAGACCGAAAGAACGGTAAGTTGTCGAACGGTGGTATCACTACAGGTATCAGTGAGCTTGACGCTTTCTTGTCACCGCATGCTGGTTGGGGTCGCAAAGAGCTTTCAATTCTCATGGGTCCGCCGAAAGCTGGTAAGACCGCAGCGCTGTTAACCTTTAGTGTGAACGCTGCAAAGAAGGGCTTAAACGTTCTATACGTATCGTGCGAGGTTAGCGCCGACATTCTCGGTGATCGTATGGACGCTAATATATCTGGCGTGCCTCTACGGGAGCTAGATAAGCGTGAAGCTGAAGTGCAGAACGAAGTCGATAAATGGACACAAACACCTGGCGTCGGGCAGCTAATCATCAAAGCGTACCCAATTCGAACACTCAAAGTCTCGGAGTTACGCCGGCAGATCAATAAGTACAAGTCGCAAGGTATCAACTTCGATATGGTCGTGGTCGATTATGGTGATATTCTGGCGCCCGAAGCACGTGAAAATGACAAGCGACACGAGCTTGCAAAGATATTTCAAGACTTACGGGCGCTTGCAACGGTCTACAATTGCGCGATGCTAACCGCAACGCAGACGAATAAAGAAGGTACGCGTAAAGCAATGCGCAACGTTACCGATGGTACTGACGTGGCTGAAGACTACGAAAAGGTTCGAACCGCCGATGCGCTTATCACGATCAACCAAAGCCCTGAAGACAAAGAAGATGGGGAAGTGATCTTATACTTCTCCGAAATGCGTAACACCGAGTCTGGTTTACGGCTACGCTTCGAACAAGACTTGTCGTGTATGCGTTTCATTAAGGGGTTTGTAGGCATAGACACATGACCGAATCAGGCTATTCTCAGGTATCACCCGAAGAGTTTCTTGACCACATGGGTGTCGAATACCGCGAGACTTCTGGTTCGCGTGGTCGCCAATTCAACGTTCGCGAATGCCCAAAGTGCGGTGGTGACAAGTGGAAAGTCTACCTGTCTACCGAGACTGGCTACGGCAACTGCTTTCACGGTGATTGCGAAGAGAAATTCAACCTATGGACGTTCGCTAAGGCTTGCATCGATACTGATGACAGTGTTGCGGTCGGTCGCGTATTTGACGAGATTGCAAAAGGTGGTGGCTGGAAGCCGAAACCAAAGAAGCGCGTAATCACACCAGTCATCACGGGTGATCTGAAGTTGCCACACGGGCTACCTATCCCCGACGAAAATATCGAATACCTGAAAGAACGGGGTTTAAGCGCTGCTACGGCTCAACTTATGGGGTTTAAGAATTGCATTCAAGGCGCTTTCAAGTTCAAGCGTGAGAATGGCGAAGATGGTTTGATGCCCTTTTCTGGTCGTCTGATTATACCGATCAAGGATTTGCAAGGTAAGCTGGTGACGTTTCAAGGTCGAGACACCACTGGTAAGAAAGACCCAAAGTATCTGTTCCCACCGCGCTTACCAAGTACGGCACGGTATTTGTATAACGGTCACATGGCATACGCGAGACACTCTAGTCATATCGTTATGTCTGAAGGTGCGCTCGACGTAGCAGCCGTACATGAAGCGATAGACCCATTTGGTGAGTTTCTAGGCACTACGGCGGTCGGCTCGTTCGGCAAACATCTTACGTTGGACCCTGACCCTGACCACACGACACAGTTGGAAGCCTTGCTTGCGCTGAAAGAGCGTGGGCTCAAGAAGATCACTATTCTGTGGGATGGTGAGCCTTCAGCATTGGTCGCAGCGTGTAAGGCGTCTGAAAAACTAGAGGGGTATGGTTTTGAAATGTTCATCGCGTTTCTGCCGAAGGGTAAAGACCCTGCTG